AACGACAGTAAATATACAACTATGTCAGATGTTGAAAAAAAAGGCTATCAGACTTCAACTCAAGTGACAAAAATCACTAAAAATACAGTTACTACAACATATGTAAATGCCCTAAATATAACAGCTAAACAGGTTAATTGTAAGTCTGGCAGTAAAGAAGCAAATATTAATGCTGGAGCATCGCACTATAAATATGCAGATGAGTATATAGGTGAAATAGGTACTAATTCGTGGACTGGAGATAATAATAGGCGTGGACTTGTATTTGACCTTGATGAAGACGGGGATTATATGACATGGGCAGCACAGCCTAAGAGTGGTCAAAGTTATCTTGTTAAACTTTTATATGAGAGGAATGGATATACTTCAAATGGTGTTACCTATAATGCAGATACTTTGAATTTAGGTTGTGATGTCGATATGCATTATTATAAGCTTAAGAATGTGTCATGGGAAAATGGTGCCGGAATAACAGGAATAATGAGATTTGTTCAAGTTGGTGGTATGAATAGCGACGGAACAGCTTCAAATTGGAGTAATAATGCATATCTGCAATTTGAGAGAGGTGTTTTGATAAAAGCAGGTTGGTATGATTATTAGGAGGTTCTATGGAAGAAAAAAATAGTGAAGAAATAGAAGAGAAAAATCTTATTCTTGTTGAGGCTTACCATGAAGAAGTTAAGCCAGAACCAAATGAAAATACCAGCCAAGATAATTCCGAGCAGGAACAACTTCGCTCTGATGTTGAATTTTTATCAATGATGACTGGCGTTGATTTAGGAGGTGATTAAGAATGGGTGTATATACACCAGACTCAAACAGAGTCGTGCATTATACGTATGCAGACATGACAGCTCGTCAGATTGTACGTCCGGTTCATCTTGTACAGTATGACCAGGGATTACCAATTATTGCGGTAAAACTATATAATGACGGACTTGAATATACGATACCTACTGGCGCAACAGTTAATATAAGATGTGGTAAGGTTGACGGTAATTTTGTATATAATCCTGCATTAGGGTGGGATTCTGCTATGCATACGGTTTACTTTGAAGTTACAAAGCAAATGACCGCACTGGCAGGAGAAATAAATCCGATTGTAGAGATTGAGTTAAATAACAAGATTGTATCCAGTGGGGCTATTGCCGTGCAGATTGATTTCAATCCTGTACAGGAACAGAGCATAAGGTCAACAACGGAATACCTCACTGCTAAGCAATATGCAGAACAGGCAGTTGATGCAGCAGCAAAGGCTGCAAGCTCTGCTAGCCAGGCATCTGGATATGCTAGCACAGCAAATTCAAGAGCAAACGCAGCAGCATCATCGGCTTCAGGTGCGGCAAGCTCTGCAAGTGCAGCTAATACGAGTGCAGAGAATGCGAAAAGCTATGCTGATTCAGCCGCTTCATCGAAAAATGCTTCGGCATCGTCGGCTTCTAACGCATCAGCATCAGCAACAAATGCCAAAAAGTCTGAAACAGCGGCAGCGAACTCAGCATCTTTAGCACAGGCAGCATATGAAGAAATTCTTGGAGCGGATATTGGTAAATTCGGATTACAGCTTGCTAACGAGCATTCTGTATTGCAACCGATTTACGATTCATCAGGACAAAATATATGTGATTCAAGTGGTAGAGAAATACAGGGACGTACAATATTTGCTGATGAAAGTGAAGTTGTATCATTACGACAGCAGGTATCTCATTTAGATACTTTTATAAGAAGTGTTATCAGTAGATTGGGATATGTAACAGACCATGCACTGTTAGACAGTAACTACAAAGGGCTTTAGAGAAATCTGAGGCTCTTTATTTTTTAAGGAGGATTAAAGAAAATGCCTAAAGTAACGGATTATTCCGCAGCAACCAGATTTGATAGTGGAGACGTAATTATTAAAGATGGTACTGGCGGAACAAAGAAAATGACAGCAGCAAATGCAGCAGTAGAATTTGCTGGACTTGTATCGGCGATTAATCATCGCAATGTATATAGAGGAAAGAACCTTGGCTCATCAGTTACAGCAGCTCAAAAGGCAGCTATTCAAAATGGAACATTTGACGACCTGTTTATCGGAGATTACTGGGTAATTAGCGGTGTGACTTGGGTTATTGCAGATATGGATTATTTCCTTAGATGCGGTGATACAGATTTCACAAAACATCATCTTGTTATTGTTCCGGCGTCATCACTTTACAATGGTCAGATGAATGCAACTAATACGACAGAGGGTGGATATGTAGGTTCTGTTATGTATAAAACAGGATTGGATAATGCAAAAGCAAAATTTAAGGCTGCTTTTGGAGACATGCTTCTTACTCATAGAACTTATCTTGTAAATGCAGTCGCCAACGGAAAACCATCTGGAGGAGCATGGTTCGATGAGACAGTTGCGCTTATGCAAGAGGTTATGGTATATGGCACACATTATTTCGAGCCTGCAAATGATGGGACAACAATCCCTACAAAATACAGCGTTTGCAATTCACAGCTTGCACTTATGCGCCTTAATCCAAGAATGATCAAGACAAGAGAAACTTATTGGCTACAGAACGTCGTTTCTTCGGCTGGTTTCGCTAGTGTGAACCTCAGTGGCGATGCGTCCTACCACGGCGCTTCGGCCTCATTTGGGGTTCGTCCGTATGGAATCATTGGTTAAGTAAAAATCTCCGCCCCTTGTGGGCGGGGGAATCTAGCTAGAGGAAAGGATAAGTATATGGAAGATTTAATTTATACTATGGTGCTGTCTGATGGCGCCATCATTGAAAATCTTAGAAAAAATGGTGATAACTATATTTCAGCATCTAAGCTTACAGCGGATATGTTTGAAGGAAAATTATCAGAAGTAACAGTAAAAACTTCTGAAAATGAAGTGGTTATGGAAAATATGGATCTTGTCCAGATTACTGAGATGGATGGCGAATACTGGTTTGTATTACGTCAGTTCTCAGCTACGGAACTGGCTATGGCTAAAATGTCTTCTAATATTGACTTCTTAGCTATGATGCAGGATGTAGAACTGTAAATTAGAAAGAGAGGAATAACAATATGGAACATAGTAAAAACTTTAAAAAGGTTAAAGACTATTATGATGATAAGCTCTGGGATGAGCGTAGAGTACGCTTAGCAGTTGGTCGCTGGATTACCGCAGAAGAGTATAAGGAAATTACAGGGAAAGATTACGAATAATGAGTGTTTTAGTTAGTGATCGTACAGAATCAAAATTTGAGGCTATCACATATTCAATTGAATTACATGATATGTTGATAGATTTTATGCAACATGGATTTGGTGTTAAAAGTGTAGATGATTATGTAAGACTTCGTTATGCATACGGAAAAG